CGGCCAATCACTTCGCCTGGGCTCAGGCACTCATGCCGCTCGGCATTCGCCCTACGATGGGCACTGGTGCGTTCTGGGACCAAGTCAACACCAGGGTGATGGAGCAGTTCATCGACAAGGCTGAGTATCTGCTGGCCATCGACTACGACACCTTTTTTACGAAAGAGGACGTGGAGCAGTTATTTGCGATGGCGATGACGTTTCAGTGCGACGCCATCACCGGGATCCAGACGAAGCGGGAGGACGGCCGCCCGATGCTGACGCTCAAGGGCACGCTCGACGATCCCCCCGATGGCGGCCAGACCGCCGTGCCAAACTCTTGGTTTGCAGAGCCAGTGCAGGAAGTGGATACGGCCCACTTCGGCTGCACCGTCATCAGCACGGCCGCACTCAAGCGGTGCAAGAAACCTTGGTTCTGGTCAAAGCCCGACAGCGAGGGCGGGTGGAACGACGGGCGTATCGACCCTGACATTTACTGGTGGCGGAACTGGCGAGACAGCGGCAACCGGGTCTTTGTCTCGCCGCGTGTCGTTTTAGGCCATGGCGAGTACGTCGTGACGTGGCCCGGCAAGGAACTGGCTGGCCCTGTTTTCCAGTGGACTACCGAGTTCACGACCACGGGCCGGCGTCCAGAGTCTGCATGGAGTGTGCCCTGATGGTGAAGATCAAGTTTGTGAGAGCGTGGCGTGGCTACCGCAAGGGCCAGGTGGTCGAGCTTCCTGGCGGCATCACCACGCAGCTGCTCGCCCAGCGGGTGGCCGTCGAAGACAGCCAGCCGTCGCTGATCGAAACGGCTGCCATCGAGCACGACGCAGAGACAGCAGACGCCACGCCGAAGAGGAGCCGACGCCGTGCAGTATCGAAGCCTGACTCGCCAGACATCGCCAGCGGTTGAGCCTGTCACTGTCGCTGAAGCCAAGGCCCATCTGCGGGTGGACGTGTCGGACGATGACACCTACATCGGCACGCTCATCACTGCGGCCCGCGAGTGGTGCGAGCAGTACCTAGATCGCACGCTGGTCAACACGCAGTGGGTCATGCGGTTCGACTCGTTCCCGCCAGACGGCACGCAGGACATCGAACTGCCACGGCCGCCGATGTCGCTGGCCGGCACGACTACCGCAGTGGCCCTGACGTTCACCTATGAGAACGGCACGACGGCCACCTACTCCACGGCGAGCTACCGCGTGGACCGCAGCAGCACGCCAGGAGCGGTAAAGACGCTGTATGGCCAGACGTGGCCGCCGCACTTGATGGACGACAACGCCATCAGCGTGACGTGGTGGGCCGGGTACGGCAGTGCTGGATCGAGCGTGCCGGCGGCGGTGCGTCATGCCATCCTGATGGTTGTCGGCATCCTCTACGAAAAGCGTGCCGCCGCTGAGTCTGGGTCGCTCAACGAAGTGCCGTTTGGCGTCAAGTCACTCCTTGACTCGCACCGCTGGGGCTCCTACCGATGAGCGTGGAAGGCCGCATCAGCGTTGACGTGGTGTTTCACGACACGGATGGCACGAACGCCATCAACGTGCTGACGCTGCAAAAGTCTGATGCATACCCGTCCGGCATTGTGCAGTACCTGAGCGGCACCGCAGGAACCGCCGCCTTTACGTTTGGGGAGGGCGGCTTCCAAGGTGTTGGCGGAACTACGTACCGCAATGCCGCAGGGCAAGAGGTTAGCAGCAACGCTAGGCGAATCGCCTTTTCGTGGAGCGGTGGCGCCGGAGACATCAGAGACCTTTCGGAAGTTGAATCTGGTGCGTTTCTCCTGCGGTCAGTCAACGGTGAGGTCGCCGTATCTTCAAACGGTGGGAACGCCGCACTGTCTATGTCCGCCTGTGCAACCACTGGCACCTACACGCTCGTCGTTTACGGGGACTCATGAGCATCGACGGCCGCATCACTGTTGACGCCCTGTTTCACGACCGCTCTGGCGAGCGGCTGAAGGTGTTGTCGCTTGCGTCCAGCACGGGCTACACCACGGGCAAGGCCATCGTGGTGACCGGCACTGCGGGCACGGCCGGCAGGACGATCACCTACGCCAGCTACCGCGACGCCTCGGGCGGGTTTGCGTTGCTCGGCAACCCTGCACACATCGCGTTTTCGTGGAGCGGCGCGAGCCTGGCCAAACTTGCGGACACTGACACTGAGCAATTTCGCGTGTGCTCAAAGGGCAACGTCGTGGCAGTGACGCAGTTCAGCACGGCAACTGAGCCGACGATCCAAGTGCTGCCCGAGGCCGGCACCGGCACCTACACCATCATCATGTGGGGTGCAGATTGAACGCTGGGCAACTACGCGAGCGAGTAACGGTGGAGCAGGCGACCGACAGCCGCACGACGCTTGGCGAGGCCGTGCAGACTTGGAGCACGTATGCCACGCGGTGGGCTAGCGTCGAAGGTATCTCGTCCCGTGAGTTCTTCCTGCAGGGCCAGCAGCAGACCGAGGCCAGCCATCGCGTACGCCTGCGGTATCTCAGCGGGCTCACTCAGCAGATGCGTCTGCAGTGGCGTGGCCGCACGCTGGAGATCGTCAGCCTGCTCGAGCACGGCAACCGCACCGAGCACGAGTTGCTGTGCCAGGAGGCGACGTGAGTTTTATTGCTATAAGCCTTGACGCCGGCGACCTGCAGCGGGCACAGGATGCGTTGCGAAATGTGTTTGGCCCCGACGGAAACGCTGGGCTGTCCAAGGTTCTTGGCGAGGCTCTAGAGCGTGCTATCTGGCCGGCGTACCTGCGTCTGCGTGAAGTCACGCCGATGGGCCCTACCGGCAACCTCAAGAGAGCCGCTCATTACAAGGTTGTCGAGTACCCGAAGAACGGCGGGGCCGTTGGCCTGGTGGGGTATCGGCAGTCGCAGAAAGAGAAGGGCACAGCCACGGCCGGCAGCGTTCGCCTTGGCAAAGAGCGTGGCTTTCACCAGTGGTGGCTGGAGTTCGGCACCAAAGAGCGGGTAGTCACCAAAGTCTCAAACAAGCCGTTTCAGAGAAAGGCCCACACCCGCCGGATGAAGTCTGGCAAGGTGGCCAGCATCACCACCCACCAAGTCAAGGGCCAGGGTGCCATCATCGCATCAAGCCTTGCGGCTCGTGGGCCGTTCGAGATCAACCCGGACGGCACGAAGAGCCAGCCGTATGCGTTCTTCATGAAGGGCAAAAAGGGGCAGGGTGCCCTGCGTATCCCAGCCACGCCGGCGGGCGGCAGGGCAGGCAGGCCGCCCGTGCAGACTGCCCTCACGCAGACACAAGGGCAGATCGGCGAGATCCTGCGGCGAGAGCTTGGCATCTCCCTCGATGCCGCCCTGGCCAAGGTTGCCCTGTCAGGCACCGGCACTATCACCGGCGCGATCGAAGCCGCAGGAGGCTGACCAATGCCACTCAAGTCACCAGAGCAACTGCTGGCCAATGCCCTTGTCGCCGACCCTGCGGTCGCTGCCGTGGTGGGCCAGCGTGTGTATCCAGTGGTGGCACCCGCCTCGGCGGATCTGCCGTTCGTCACCTGGCGGCGTACAGGCGTCCAGAGAAACCAAACGCTTGCCGGCCCGATGGGCATGGGCGTGGTTTTGCTGGCAGTGGACGTGTTCGCTGTGACCTACGGCGAGGCCCGTGACATCGCTGACAAGTGCCGTCAGGTTCTGGATGGGTACGGCACCTCGGTGGCAAACTACGTGAGCGTCAGAAACGTGTCGCTAGACACCGAGTCAGACGGCGTGGTGCAGCTGGCCGGCGGAGACCTGCCGCCGATCCTGACGGTCAACCAACAGTATTCCATCCTCTGGCAGGAGATCTAGCAGATGGCCTTCGAGACACCGCATGACGGTTCCGGCACAGTCCTGACGTTCAACAGCGTTGCCTACACGGTGACCAACGTGGTGGTCAGTGCCACCGACCCGACGGCGGATGAGGACAAGATTGCTGTAGGGCATCTCGGCCAGACTGCTGGCGAGACTGCCCGGACTCTTGAGCTCCCGCTGGCTGGTGCTGCCTCCGGCGAAACCGGCCGCTCGGTCACGTTCGACTACATCGGCAAGACCTTCCTGGCTGACCGCAGCACCGGCTCCTTCGTGCTCACCATTGGTGGCACGGCTCTGGCCGGCGTGAGCAGCAAGGCTGGCACCGTGACGAGTTCGACGCTGACGCTTGCGACGCAGGACGCCATCCGGGGCCAGGCGACGATCAAGCTCGAGCGGTAAGCCAGACGGAGGACCGTCATGGCTACGTATGCGACTGGCGTGACCGCTACCTGGGACAGCGTCAACTTTGGCGAAGTCACAGAGTTGCGAGTTACGCACGGCGGCTCGCTGCCTCTTGCTCGTGGAAGCACGTGGACGCTTGACGTGGGCACTATAGAGATAGCGTGCCTTACGACTGCGAACATCTCCACGGCTAAGTACGGCAAGCGGGCTGCGGTCGCCATCACGGGCGGCGGGCTCGCCTACTCAGGCAAGGCCGTGCTCGAGCGGTTCACGTTGACGGGCGTGGTCAACGACGTGGCCCGCTACGGCGTCACGTTACGCGTTCAATCCTAGGAGCTCCCATGGCCCTGACCGTTGCAGAACTCGCCGCCCAGATCCTTGCCTCAGACGACCTGTCGCTCTTGAAGGTGACGGTGAAGGAGTGGAAGGACGCCGATGGCAAGCC